TCAAGACGCACTTGCGCAACTTCTTCTTTGTCCTGCGGATTTTCAGCTCGAACTTGTGTTTTAGGACTGGTTTTGTCCATTTTCGAGTCGACCTTAGCTACACCAGCCAAGGTTTTAGCTGCTTTTTGCTCCATTGCATGCAGTTTGTCGTCCAGGGCACTAAATTTGGCCTCTTCGGCTCTTTCTTTTGCTGACCCCTTCACGAAGCCAGACCGAAGCTCAGTGGTTACACGCCCTTTCATGGCAGCCACCATCTGTTCCTTGGTCATTTTCTTCTTGGCTCCTTTTTGAACAACTTTCTTTTCTACTGCCTTAACCCGTTCTTCTTTCGGGAGAAACAACCCCACGAACCATGACCTTGGCGCAAATTCTACGCTCCAATCGTGGGTAAGCAACTCTGAAAACTCAATTTGGTGGGTGGCTTCGGAATACACACGAGTCTGTTCTTCCAAATCAAAGACTTTTTTGTCAGTGATGTCAAAAATTTTCTCAGTGTCTTGGGACATGTTCTTAAGAGCAGCTTCTTTTTGCTTAAGCGTTTGGTTAAATGCTACAGCCAGCAAGTTGTACATCTTTTCATAGTAAAACCCACCGGATAAGCACAAACCTATAGCTCTTGAACACCGGGCATCAAAAGGGTTTTGGTCTACTGGCACACGTGGGGGCCATACCCACGCCAGCAAAATCTTCATCAAAGGGGGATAACACACAGAAACTTCCCTGTCTCCATAAGTAGCATACCCCAAATCTTGACCTAAAAACCCAATCGGCAAATCATCAGCCTCCACATGAGCAATTTTATGCTCCAACGTAATTGGCTTAACAATCATCCCAAGTTTTTCCTTCACTTCTTCGCTCCATTTGCTGAGGAACTGTGGGAACTGCGAAAACCCATAGTCTTTAAAAACTTCCTCAGCCAGATGACAGGCCACAGCAGACACAGTTTGATTAACGCCCGTTGTGTTTGCATGACCAGAGGACAACCCTTTACTTTTGTACACTGTATAATCTGAAGCAATGACGACAGGATGCGAAGTGGCAACAACGTTAAGCAACTCCAGACATTTTAAGTCTGTATTTGACCCTCCGTGTTCCAACGCACGATACTTGTCGTACAAAAAATTCAAATCAGTGTGACTTGCTCGTATAGAGCCATCCATATGAGAAAAGTCAGGAGCCGCAATAGCTACATGGTCTCCCTTCCTCGCCCAAAATAACAAATCATCTGAATACGCGAGATTTCCCAGTGTTTCCTCTGGGATCTCAACGATTTTGTTGCGAAATAACTCACACCCCCCTCCAAACCAAGAAAAGCCAAGCATAGAGGACGAGAACTCCGCTTGAGGTTCCACATCCCAAAAGCCGATCCTATCTTTCATGTTTTGGTAGTAAAACATCCCCAGTGTTCTCATCACCAGAGAAAAGATAAAGTACATTCGAGTTTTCTCTTTTAGGTTGTCCACATCATACAACGCCACTTTATTGGCTCCGCGAGCCAAAACCATCCACGTTTGTTTGCCCACGAGATAATCGAACATGTCAGCAACGGACATGTCCGGATTCTCATCGAAAAGCATTTGCAAAGACAACGCATGTTTCTTTGCCTGAATGATTTCTGACCCACTAACCAAATTTTCAGGCGGATAAGGACTTCCACTATGAGCATTCATGTTGTACCTAATTTTATCGTAATTTTTTGCATACGAATCCTTCAGAGACCATTCTTGTTCTCCAACAAAGACCGCTTTACGAATAGGGAGTTTACGAATAACTTCGGGGAGAAATCTTGACAAATCCCCCTCAAAATCACTGTCTCGCTCTGCTTTACCGAGCACAGACAACATACCCTCCCAGGTACCACCAC